CGGCGTTCATTTCAATTCCTGTAACGCGCTTTGCAGGTCGCAATTCGCTCACGACTGAGATCATTGACAGATCAAGTCCGGATTTCTTCAACGAGCTTGTCCGAATCATGGGATCAGCAATGGCATTTGCACAAAACAAATACGTTGCAGCTCAATTGGTAGCAGATTCGACATCTGATGGAACACCAACAGCTAACACAGCAGCAGGATTGATTGCATACGTCAGCCGCGCCAACGCAGCCGTCTATGCAGCAACTCAGCGATTTGCACAAAATCTCTTGGTATCACCAAGCCAATGGTCAAACATCATGGGCTATAACTCAAGCGGAATTCCATTGTTTAATGCTTACCAGCCACAGAATCAAGCTGGTCTTGTCACTGGACAATCACAGCGCGGAGTCGTACTTGGCTTGAATTTCTTTGTTGATAATTCTGGCGAAGTTACTGGAACAGGCGATGATTCAATGCTAGTGATCGAACCGGGCGCATACTCATGGTATGAGAGCGGCAACTTCCGTCTTGATGTCAATAAGCCATCAGATGGAACAGTTGAAATCTCACTCAATTCTTATGGTGCATGCGCCACAAAAATTGGTGCCGGAGCCAACGCGTTCAATTTCACCTAGTAACTAATCATCGGCCACAGCCGCTCCCGGATGTGGTCGAGCAGTAGAAGGGAACGGAAATGCCACAGATAGTCACAGCTCAACAGCTACGCGATATTCTTGGCGTTTCCGTATCTCTTTACTCTGATGCTTATCTTGAACAGATGATTGATTCGGCAGAGCTGACGATTTTGCCATTGCTCACCGGATATCAATCAGCCGTCACGTCAGTCTTTGTAGAAGATTCGATTGCCTATTACACGACCCAGCGCGTTAATTATTTCGTGCCGGGTCAAAGTGTCGTCATTTCCGGATGTGGCGATTATGACGCCACAGTGACAGTCACAGACACTCGCATTGCGCCATTTGTTTTTACGTCTGCAACGGGCGAAGCAGACAGCACATACACGATCCCAATCATTCCGAGCGGGCTTGCGTGTATTGATGGGGCAACCGCCGGTGATCTTTACTCTGGCGTTGCTCCCATTAAGTCGGCCATTCTTGTCGTATCGGTTGAAGTGTTCCAGAGCGTTACAGCTCCGGGCAATCAGATCATGAGCGATTCATTTCAGCCATCGCCATTTGTACTTGGCCGCAGCTTAAGCAATAGAATCATCGGACTTCTCGGGCCATTTATCGAAGTCGAAAATATGTGTCTATGACAATTGAAGCCGACGTGCGCACACCATTGCAGACTACTCTTTCAACCATTGCAGCCAATGTCTATAACGGCATCCCAGAGGCAATGACCAGCCCATCAATTGTCTTGGTTCCCGGTTCGCCCTATTTGGAAAGCACTCTCATCAATGGATCTACGACAAAAGTTAAAATCAATTTTCTTATCACTGGCGTCGTTGGTTATTCCAGCAATGCCGCAGCTTTGACCAATCTTGAAGATCTCATGATTGCAATCATTTCAACTATGCCCGGCGGCTATGTCGTCGGCGATGTCAGCTCGCCCACACCTTTGGAAGTCGGAACAGGAAAATTCTTGACATCCGATTTGCAAGTCTCAACGTATTACACCGACTAAGGAGAAAAAAACATGGCAACAACAATCATCACTGGCAGAGATATCACTTTCACGATTGACAGTGATAATTTTGATGCCCAAGCAATGTCAGCGACTTTGACAGTCGATTCGACAATCAATACATATCAAACACTCGACGGAAAAGCCTATTACACCACCGATACTCAAGGATCATTTGCTGTTGAAATGCTTGCCGACTGGGGAGCACCATCATCGCTTTGCGAAGCTCTTTGGACGGCTGCAACAAGCGCACCGCAGACTGGACTTCCAGTCGTATTCGTGGCCGACACTGGTGCATCATTTGCATTTGATGTTCAGCCAATCTTGCCATCTGCCGGCGGCACAGCTCCAGATGCTCAAACAGTATCGCTTGCATTCACTTGCGTGACCACGCCAGTGCTAACAATCAGTTAATAAAAGGAGACCGGGAGCATGAAACTTAATATCGAAGTCACTTACCAGACCGGAGAAGTCGCAACCTATACGGCGGCTCCACCGGAATGGCAAAAGTGGGAGCAAAAAACTGGATTTACGATTCAACAGGCAGAGGAGAAAATCGGCATATCGGATCTCTTATTTTTGGCCTACAGCTCGATGAAGCGTGAGAATGCCGGCAAGCCGGTAAAACCTTATGAGATTTGGTGCGAAGGGGTTGCAGATATAGGAGCCGGGAACGCAGACCCAAAAGCTACGCCGTCGGAAGTCTTAGCCGAATAGTTGTTGAGCTTGCACTGGCGACAAATATCCCGATGAGTGAGTGGACGACGGCGGAGCAGATTTTAACGGCGATGGAGATATTGGAGAAGCGCAATGGCAGATGAAACCATCGGCTGGGATAAAAAAGATTTGCGCGGCGTCACATCGGCACTCAAAGCCATGGGTGAAGAAGCTACTGGCCAAGCCAAGATTGCCAGTAATTCTTTGGCGACTTATGTCCAAGGCAAGATCATTGAGGCATCCGGTCGCACTCGCAACCGGGCAGATGACATCATTGCCGCTGGATCTCGCGTCTCTAAATCATCAAAGATTGGCGAGATGTCATTTGGCTTTGTAAGTCAAAAATTCTCAGGCGGTGCGACGACTCAACAGCTCTGGGGCGGTTATGAGTTTGGATCTAACAAGTTCAAGCAGTTCCCAATCTGGTCGGGTAAAGAAGGCCGTGGATCTCGCGGCTGGTTCATCTATCCGACACTGCGAGCCGAACAGCCAAACATCATCGCTAAGTGGGAAGATTCATTATCTCAGATCTTGAAGGAGTGGTGATGGCCGGACAAAGTAGAACGCTCAAGCTCTCCATTCTGGCCGATGTAGATCAACTTAAAAAATCGCTCAATCAAGCCAATAATGACGTTGAAGATTCAACCTCTAAATTAGGTGATTTTAGTAAGAAGGCTGGACTGGCATTTGCCGCCGCCGGTATCGCCGCCGCTGCATACGCTGGCAAATTGCTCATCGATGGCGTCAAATCAGCCATTGCCGATGAAGCTGCACAAACAAAACTTGCCACGACTCTTAAGAATGTTACTGGGGCAACGGATAACCAAGTCGCCGCAACTGAGGCATATATTCTTAAAACAGAATTGGCCAATGGAATAACCGACGACGTATTACGACCATCACTTGAAAGATTAGTTCGTGCGACAAAAGATGTGAGTGAAGCACAAAAACTTCAGGCTCTAGCACTCGACATAAGTGCTGGAAGTGGCAAATCTTTAGAAGCTGTCAGCAACGCATTAGGTAAAGCGGTAGAGGGAAATACTGGAGCACTAGCAAAATTGGGTGTTGGATTATCTGCCGCTCAACTCAAAACGATGGACATGGATGGAGTGACAAAAGCTCTTGCCGATACATTTGGGGGTCAAGCTGCCGAGAAGGCAGACACATTTGCCGGCAAAATGGATCGACTTAAAGTCACATTTGATGAGGGTAAAGAAACAGTCGGATCATTTGTACTCGATGCAATTACTCCAATGGTCACAACTTTCGTAGATCAAGTAGTTCCAGCAATTCAGTCATTTGCAGAAGAAATTGGGCCGAAACTGCAACCTGTAATAAAATTCCTTGGAGATTATATTCAAGACGTATTTATTCCGACTCTTAAAGCAATTTGGGCATTTCTTAATGATTTCTTAATTCCAATAATTACAACAATTTTAAGCCCAGCAATCAACGGATTGCGTGGAGCATTTGAAAAAGTACAAAAAGCCATTAAAGATAATTCAGATGAATTACAGCCTCTTTATGGGTTTATGAAAACAGTGGCAACATTTGCCAGAGATACTTTGGCTCCAATTCTTGGAGTTACTCTCAAAACTGCGTTTAGTGTTTTAGGAACAATTATTTCGGTGGCAATTGATGGATTTGCAGGAATAGTCACAGCCGTGACAAATACAGTCAATGCCGTCAAAGCATTTATCAAACTTATGACGGATAATCCAGTCACGCGATTCTTTGGCGGTGGATCAGCAAATGATGGCAAATCCAAAGGCTTGGTCGCCAGCGTTGATTTAAGCACAGGGGATTTATCTGGAGTGAGTGGATCAACTGGAGACATGACAATTACGGGATCGGGTTCAGTCGCAGACTTACGAGCTTTGGATAATGCTCAAGCTGCATCGGTTATCAACGTGACAGTCAATGGCGC